TAAGAGAAGAATTAGTTTCTTCATGTCTTTGGTTTTTCTTTTTCTTTTTTACCATTACCTGTAGTTAGTCCGAAAGTTGCAAGTGCTCCCGTAAAAACGCTGGCGACGAACGTGATATCGGCTGAAGTATTTGACTTCTTGACCATAGGTAATTCAACATAATTTAAGGTGATGATAAATCCTGACCAGATTACAACGCCTAGACGCACCATTGCACCTAGTATCTGCATCTGCTCTTCATGGTCATCTATGTTTTCTTTGAGCTTTGTAAAGAGTCCCTTTTTTTCTTCCGGTTTTCTTTCCATTTTTTTATTTTATTATTTAAGAACTTCGTGATTCTTTCTTTAATATCTTGTATAATAGGTGTGGCTACAGTTGTAGCTGCTACGGCTGTAACAGCTGTTATGACTGTAGGAACTAACACCTCAGTCGATGGTAAAGGATAAGGTGGAAAAGGAGGTGGTAAAGTTGGTTTAGGTGGGTCCACAGTTTCTACAGGTTTTGTACCCTCTGGTTCTTGTAAATCACTCGGAGGTACAACCAAGGGTACATAACTCGGTACATCAGCAGTAGGTAATGGTATAGATATTGTTTCTATATCTTTTACAGGTGGGATTACTATGCTGGGTATTTCCACTTAGCCCCAAGGCGTACCTACACCGTGTACTGGTGTTTTTTGCAGAGTGATATTGTCGTCGATAGCTTTTTCAATCTCTGCTACCTGATCTGCACCTAGCTTTGCTTTGACCCAGCCAATTACAGTATCAGCTGTTAAATCTTTGTAAGGTATAAGAGTATCAGGTTTTTCTAAATCTACTTCACCTGTAGCTCTTGTTTCATAAGTACCATCAGTACCTTTTACACGATAGATAACTTTGTTAACATATCCATCTGCAAGTTCTCTTTGTAGGGTGTTAACTTCCCAAGTTTTTGTGATTGCCATTATTTAGATTTTGTCTGCGATAAGGTTTGCTTTCCAAGCAGCTTTAACATCTGTAGTCCAAGCTGCTGTGCATATTGCTGATACTTCAGCTGGTTCTCCTGATAGATCTGTGTCTACAAGATTATCGGAAGCATCTAGTGTTCCGGGATGTAGTACATATCTTTCAAATGATCTTGTTAATTCTTTGCCATCTTTTTTGATGACTGTTGCTTTGCGGACTTGCACCGCTTTGTATTGACCGACAACTTCTATCTTGTCGTATTCTATTGATTCGGCTAATGCCATTAGGATTAATCTCCGATTAAAACAGGTTTAGGCTTAGTTTATAGACTTGCTAACGGTCTAAAGCATTCTATATGAGAATGCAAAGTTTATCTGTCCAGAACTGTCTAGATTTTGAGTTTTTACATATCCAAGATGTTTACCACTACCAGTGCTTACTCTTTCAAAAAAAACATGAGAGTTACTTCCAACACCATGAACATTACGAGAATCAGTGTTAAAATCTATTGCACTATTATAAGATAATTGACCAGCACCTTGGTTACCAGTACCTCCCATAGCAAAAGGGATACTAAGTGTTAAATTTACCGTAGTATTATTTAAAGTACCAGATTTAGCAGTCCATACTAACATTCCATTGCAAAAAACAAAACTACCAATTTTTACATAATAACCAATTTGAGTAGTATAAGTACAACCTAATCCGTTACCACCACTAATATTACCGTTAGCACCTAAAGCTGGACTGTAAGTTCCTTCTTCATAGTCGTCAAGTGCGTTGGCTGCTGCGGTGTCTCCGTTAAAACATATACCACCGGTATTTCGTATTCGTAGTCTTTCAGTTCCATTTATTTGAAATAGAAAGTTGGTGCCACTGCCTGTAGCGTTAAAACCCGGAGAACTAGAAGTGTTTACTTGTCCAACTTCCATATAATATGCAGAACCACCTTCACCTCCAAACTTTGCACAAGGAGTATTATCTACACGAACGTGTAACTTACGTGCTGGGCTAGCTGTTCCGATACCTAATAAACCAGAAGTACCTAATACAAAATCATTTGATCTACCATTTGGCTTTAACTTTATAGCAGCACCAGTAGATTCAAGTATGGCTTCCCCAGCAGAATTACCGAGATAAACTTTACTTGACGTACCAACTTTTTCTAGTTGTAGATATGGATTAGAAGCACTCTCTAAATGTAAAATATTATCTGGACTTGTTGTTCCGATACCGACGTATCCGTTAGAACCAAGAACTCTAATTCTTTCATTTGATCCGCCTGTATAAATTCTTAAGTTACTAGAAGCAGTAAGTGTTTGGTCTCCACCACTACCATAATTAGCACTTAAAGTCAAGTATTGAGTACTACCTCCAGCTGCTCTCTTAATTTGAACATCTCCATCGGTTTTAATACGTACTTTTTCATCATCATTTACACCTAATGCAAGAGCATGATTACTTGTGCTTCCGAAAAATGCTTCTGCTCCTCCAGAAATATAACCAACTTTTGAAGAAATACCGCCATATGATTGGGTTAAATGTCCACTTGGTATAGACACTCCACCAGCTATAGTCTCAAACTTTTTACTGTTGTCGTAATATAGCTCTACTGCTCCGTTTCTTTTGGCATATATCATATTTTCGCCTTCCCAAGAAACAGTCCTGACATCACCTAAAGCTTCAAGTAT